GGGTATAGTAAACCTTTTGAAGGTAACTCAACTATTTCTGTTGGTATTTTAAATTCGCTCATAAATTTTTATTTAATAAAACTAGTTTGTCTATTATAAATATAATATAAAAAAAGAGCTTGGCAAAGCCAAGCTCAAATTTAATTTTGGTAAAAAACTTCTTAGAAGTTCAATACACAGTAATCCATACCAAGTGTTAGTTCAAGGTTGATAGCAGTATTTTCTGTATCCCAGTTGTATTCACCAAAGTTACCACCCTTGATAAATGCTCCCTTGATTACCCATTCAGAAACGATATCACCTACAGGACCTAAAACATCGATAGTTAAATCTTTCTTATAGAAGTCTGAATAACCATCTCTACCTGTTACTGATTCGTGGTGTAAACGTACCCATTCCATTACAGCTTGTGCTCCAGAAGGTGTGATTGGATCAAATAACGTCATTGTTAAATCTGACCAAGTGGTTTTACCCTTAACCTTTCTGTACACGTTAATGTGGTTAAGTACTACTTCACCTTGTTCGAAAGTAACAGCTGAAATTGCTTTGATTGTGTAAGATGGGATACCATCTACGTACATGATAAAGCGGTTCGCCTGTTTTGGTTCAAACGCTGTGAAAAATATTTCGTTTGGGTCTAATACTGCCATTTTGCTATATTATTTATTTTATTATAAATATTACTAATTACAACTCTTATGCTGGGAAAGTAGCTCCAGTTGGTAAGATGTTGAAGTCTAGGTAAATAAATTCAGCAGTCTTAGTTGGTTGTAGATAGATTTGACCTACTAACTGGTTTCTATCGATTACGTCTGGAGTGTTGTTGGAATCATCCATAATTACTCTGAACGCGTATAAACCTTGACGTTGTTGAACTGATTCTAAGTATGGGTTAACTTGACTTAAGAATTGGTTTCTTGTAGCAATTGTGTTTTGTTCAAACACTAAGTTATTAGCTACTTGAGAAATGTAAGACTTAAGGGCGATTAACAATCTACGAACATTTACACGATCGAGTGCAGATGCTTTTTTCTGTAGGGTTTTCTGACCGTATACTACAACTCCAGTACCTGGGAATGTTGCAATTGGGTTTACATTACCTGTATAGAGTGTATTACGTTGAGATTGGGTTAACTTTCTTTCAGCTCTAACTACTGTATCTAAACCACCTCTGTTAATACCTGCAGGTGCAAACCATGGCTCACTTACGTTATCAGTGAAGGCATAAACTGCTGGGATCATTGTTGAAGCTGGAACCCAAACTAATTGACCAGTACCTGGATCGATTGTTTGTAACCAAGGCCAGTAAGTAGCAGCGTATGAGCTATTAACAGCTGCTGCTGAGGTTACAGCTTCAGAAACTGTATCACCATATGGTCTCGGATCTAATACTACAATAGCATCACCTCTAGATTGGATGTTATTTACTAAAGTAGTTGTTTGAGAAGCGTTATCAGCAATTGTTAAACCAGGAACTGTAATTACATTGAATCTGTAGTCATCTTGGTTAGACATTAAGCTAATCATATTAGCATAATCTGTAGCTGCTAAGCCTTGTAAATTTGTTGAACCACTAACGTTATTATAGAAAGCAGCACCTGCTCCAAATAAATCACCTACAGCAGTACCAAATGAACCACTACCTACAATAGGTAATGAAGAAGTATATTGTGGTTTAAAGTTACCGTTGTTATCAAAGTAGTATGGAGTTGGACTATTAACCGAATCTACATAAACGTATCTAGATTGGTTTGGATAATTACCAAGAGTCTCAATGTGAGCTCCATCAGTTGAACTGAATTGTTGGAAACTATCACCTACTACTCTAGCGATAAAGTTTGGTTGAGTTGGATCTAGTGATATATTTGACCAAGTTTCAAGAACAATTGGTTCAACGGCATTATCATCACCTTGTCTAATGAGTAAAGTAAAAGTACCTGAGCTTTCGTCTGTACCAACAATTTGCCATCTAACATTGTCGGCAGATCCACTTACTAAAGCACCACTAACTTCAGTACCAGTATTGTTCATGATAGTACCTTCAGAGATAGTTTTTAGGGTGAATGACACACCTGAACCAGAGCTTGCAACTGAAGCTGTAGCTGAGGTGAATGATCCCGATACTACTCTAGAGATTAAAAGGCTTTCTCCGCCTTGTTGAAAGTAGTTGTAAGCAGCAATTGAGGTGAAATAGCTGTATTCAATACCTCCACTTAAGAAAGTACCACCAAATTTATTTAAGTAATCAGAATAGGTAGTAACAACAGTTGGCACTTCTACTGGGCCTTTTACAGTAGGACCAATGATGGCTGCACCAACAGTTACTGGTTGCTGAGTAATAAATGATTGGTCATTTTCTCTAGCTAATACCCCAGGTGAAATTAAAGTTTCTGCCATTGCAAAGTTATATTATTAGTTTTATTATAAATATGTAAAATTTTTTCAAAAGTATGTAATATAACCTTTGGGGTATAATTGGATTTGTTAAATTACTCTACAGTAATTTCACCAGTTTCTAAATTAAGAGTTCCATTCCCATACTTTTCGGATAATTGGACTCCTAACTCAACACTTCTTTTTTCCAATTCAACAACATGATTTTTTAAATTAGTCTTGCTGTTTTCTAAAAGTGTAATTTTATATTCAATAGAACCTAATTCGTTTAGAGCTGAGTTTTGTAGTTGTCTAAGTTCGGTTAAACTGTTAAGTTCTTCTTGGGTTAAAACTTTTGTTTCCATATGTTGATAAATATTTAATTATTTGTTAAAGGTTCATAAAATTTGCGAGCTCTATTAATAGCATCATTCCAATATTGTTCTTCATCATTGACTGTTATTTCTTGAGAAGTAACACTTATTCTACCTTTAGTTTTTAATCCTTTAATATAAAGTATAGGTAATTTAAGTATATTTTCCAAAACAAAATGAAAATAAAAATCACCAAAGAAAATTTTAAATTCTTGAGGAACAATAGGGTATAGTTTCTTTTTAATTATCATAAAACAACCAAACCCATTAAATTTAGTCTCACAATTTTCTATTTCTAATACATCATTATTAGTATTAATATCTTGAGTAGCTATAAGAGTTTTATCTAAGGTAATAAGCCCATATTCTAAATTATCTAAAGTTTTTACAAATTCAAAGAATAATTTAAAATTTATAGTTAGATCATCATTAAGAAATAAAACATGTTCGTTTTTAGCTAAAATAGAACCTATGTTCCATGCTGGATTAACACCTATATTTTCTTGGGGTTTAATTAATGTTAAAGTAGGGTCTTGGAATGAAGAATTAGCATTATCAATAATAATTAGTTCAGCCCCTATATTATTAGCAGCTTTAAAAGAAGTTATAGTTTCATAAATCTCTTCGGCTTTCCATAAAGTAGGTATTACAATGCTAATCATGATTTAGGATAAAATTTATAATTAACATATCCTTCTTCATTCCCATATCTTGAAGGAATTTGCCAAGGAAAAGCATCATTAACTCCATAAGCCCAATCTTCTTTACCTAACTCTTCAAAACGAGATTTAATAGCATTGTTATAATGGTCTCTAATAGTTCTTACTCGACGTTGAATATCTTTACGGGACAATTCATGGGTATTCATTACTGTGCCATTATTATATAGATACTGGAGGTAGCAAAGTTTATTTATGTGGCACATTTTGGTTTTAAGGAAGGTTCTAACAATTAATTCGTAATCATCAGCAATTGTTAAACCTCGGTTATGACCACCAATAGCAAAATAAACATCCCTTTTCCAAGCACGTACGTGATTTGGAACTCCTACAATATGACGAATTGTTTTAGGATTAATGTTAGGAGCAATTGATGAATTAAATTCATGACCCATAACTGTTTCTTTTTGGTACGCACCATACCCCATCCCAAATCCTTCAGGATAAGTAAATGATTCCCATTTTTCATTTACTTCAACACTATCAGTGTAGTAAAAACCAGCATCAGGAAAAGCTTTACAGGCATCGTATAATACCTGGGTGCAGTCTGGGGTTATATAATCATCGTGGTCTAATTCGGCTAATAAAAATCCTTGAGTCATACAGGCTGCTCTCCATTTAGCTTCTCCTACTACACCTTTACTTTTAGGATTAAAGTCATATACTTTAACTCTAGGGTCTTTAGAAGCTATATCTTGAGCTATTTTTAAAGTTTTACCACCGTCAGTTGAGTCATTTATCATTACCCATTCCCAATTACGATTAGTTTGGTTTTTTAAAGAATTATAGGTATGGTATAACTTTTTACCTGTATTGTATATGGGGGTAAAATAAGAAATTATTTGGCCATTTTCATTTTTTAACATACTATCCATAGCACAGCTATAAACAGCATTTCCTGTCCAATCATTTATCTCTTGAATATTAATCCATTTTCTTCTTACTTCAAAAGATTGTGAAGTTAAAATAGGAAAATTACTAAAATTATCTGATACTGTTACTATAGAATCGGGATTGAATGTTGTGAGTATTTCGATTAGATTTTGATCTGTTTCTTCATATTTAACATCTAATTCTGTAGCTTCATAATCATTTAATTGGTTAGTTTTAAGATTAGGTTGACCAGGGCCTATATAAAGTACTTTAGGAACTTTAGCCTTAGGGGGTTTAACTAAATAGTTATAATAACTTAAAGTTTGGTTTATATACTCAAACCATGATGGGTTTTCTTTATAGATTTTTTCAGCAAAATGCCCATCAGCAGCGTAATCCCCTATAAATTTATATCTAGTAAAAACACTAAAATGAATTAACATTTGGGCCATATCAATCCCTTGATATCTAGTATTTTCAGGAGAAGCTATCCTATACTCTAAACCTGTAAAGTCTTTTTTATTTACAAATTGATCTACAACATAAATTTTAGATTCTTTAGCGATTTGAGATATTACAGGGATAAAATTTGGGTGAAGAATATTATCATCGTCTAAATAATAAACATATCCTTCTTTTATAGTTTTAACTACTGACATTGACTGAGGATAAAGTAAGTCACCTTCTTTACCTTCTATAAAATGGAATATAGTTTTATTATTTTGTAGTTTTTGTAATAAATCAAATTCAATATCTTTTAATACTGAAGTATCAAATAAGATATGCCAGGTTATATCAGCTTCGGGGTATTGGAATACTGAGTCTTTTATTGTGAGTAAATGTTGTAATCGAGTACAACGAGTAATAATGTTAAGTTTCATTATTTAAATTTAGTGTTCAGTTCTTCTATAGTCATTTGAGGGTTTTCTATCCTTTCTCGAGCAGCATTAAATCTAACTTCATCATATTCAGGAGCACTAGTATAACCTTTACCATACATTTCCCTTAACCAAGTTTCGTATTTAGTCTGATGTTGGGAGAAATAAGTAAAATCATTATTTTTGCTACACATAGAACACCAATATTTGTTAGGGTAAATTAAACCATATTTGCAACTATTACAACCATTGGGTTCCATATTATCCCAATCTATACCGTAATGCCAACCATCACCATGAACAAAAATACCAAAACCTAAATAAACTGAGTTTAATTGGTATCCTTTAGGTTCGGCAATGATTTCAGCTTGCCCCCATTCTGGGTTTCCTTTTACTTCTAGAGAATTGCCATCTTCTTTAAAAAATTCATCTAAGGGAAAAATACCTTTTTCAAAAAAGTGTTGTGTTCTTCTAATAACTGGGTTGTTGGTGTATTTTTTATGTTTTAGGTAGATAAAATTACCATCAACTTTTAACACATTTTCAGGGGTAATCCAATACCCATACCCATACATCCTATCATCAGTGTCGTGAATGTATTTTCTAAGTACAACTTGGCTTATTTCTTGATTATTATCTAAATAGTTCAAACATTCTTGGATCCATTCTTTTGACAGTCCTGAGAATTTAGTATTAACTGAGTACCAATCTCCTTCTAGGAAAAGGGTGTATTCGTAATCTTTAGTTTCTTCATTTAGATAATTAATACCCCCACCTACTCCTAGATTTTTTTCGGATAATATAAATTTAAAATTAATTTTATTTTGGTGTAAATCCGTTAATTCTTGAATTACTTGGTCCCAACCATCATTGTATCCATTTATAAGAACGAACCAATCAAAAGCCGGATATGAACTATTATCTACTAAAAGTTTTATAGTGTTTTTTAGTAAATCTTTTCTGGGTTCTATGTTATGGGTTAAGGTAGCAATACAAAATTTTTTCATATTTTATTATTTAGTGTAACCAAAAACATCAAAATACCACTTATATTGATCATATATCCAATTGTAAGTATAATCTCCTAATATTTCTTTAGAATCATTAGGTAAAGCTTTAAGAGTATTTCTTATTTTATGATCTCCATATATCCCATGTACAGTATCATCTTCTACTGTGATTTGGGGGATATGATTAAAGTTATGTTTAAAATAAGGAATTTCTAAATATTGGTATATGTAAGATAATTGTTCTTCGGGGTTGGAACAAAGATCTTCATATCTAACAAATAAAAAATTATGAGCTGTTTTATCTAAAAGAGCTTGATTTAATTTTAATAAAAGATAACCTACGGGGTGAGATTTAAGATATTGTTCAGCTCTTTGATGGGTAGTTATTCCTTGTAAGGTTGAATTATTTAAAATACCATCATTTATATCAGGGTTAGCTCGGAATTTCTTTTCCATAGAAGTTATTATATCTCTTAAATCCCTAACCATTACCACATACTTGGGATTAGGGTAAATTTCATTTAAAAGAGAATAATACCCAAACCAACCTCGGCTTTTATCTAAAAAATAAGGTTTATTAGTTATACTTGACATATAACCTTTTAATCCTTCTTTACAAAAACTGTAAAATCCTTTTTTCCAAAGTTCAGGATCTCCTGCTTTAGCCTCTTGATTATCATTATACCCTATTCTAGCTCCTAATACTAAATCAATCATTCCTGAAGTAGGAGTAACATAAAAATTAGGGTTTTGTCCCATTATATTTTGGAGTAGGGTACTGCCGGCTCTAGGCATAGAAGATTGAATGAATAATTTTTGATCCATCTTATATACTAGATAATATTTGGTTTAGATCAAACATATCTTTTACTTCCATATAGGGACATTCATGGATATTATTTTCAAACTGGTAGTCAAATAAGTAAGAACCTATTAATTGGTTAGCTCTTTTAGATAATTTAGCTGGGATGTTGGTGTGTAATTTATACCCAAATACTGTTGGAGATGTTCCTACCCATAATACAGTTGAAGAAAGCTTAAATGCAGCTGCAGCATGTTGTAAACTAGAATCAATAAGTACTCTTTTTTTAGATGCAGCTACTAAAGCAAATAACTCTAAATTAGAAAGAGGTTGATCAAATCTTTCAACTCCTTCTAAAGAATATCCATCAGGACGAGTAATTTGTATAATGTGGTATTGGTCTCTAAATTTTTGTACTATTGATTGAGCTACCTCAATAGGCATATCTCTAGTCCAAGAATATGAGTATTTTTGACCTTGCATTGGGCCACCTCCAGTTTGTAATACCATAATAGGTTTTGAACGTTGCCAAAGACCTAAAAGCATTTTTTGTGGATAGTTAGGATAAATCTCTGGTTGTTGATCAGTATATGGTATATTTAATAAATCACACCAGTTTTCAATTAGATGTTTTGTTTTGGTTATATGATCTGTTTGATTATAAGGTTCATGGCGTGATATAATCACGTCTTTACCTTCAATATAATCTTCATAAAAATAAGGAGATTGTCCTAAATTATAAACTCGATCAATATGGGGGTTATTTAAAAAAACCTCTGGGTAGGATACTACCATAATCAATTTACGATCAGGATAAGTTTCTTTAATAGATCGACATAAAGCAGTAGCTGCTATATTTTTACCTAAACCACCTTGAATATGCCAAATAAAATATTTTTCTTTAGGCTTAACAGGAACAAATTTATCTATTTTTTCTCCTTTAAGATTTACCATTTTAGGTTGATAAGTATAACCTTGTTCCATATTTAAAATTTTAATTCTGTTAAACTTTCTTCTTCACCAAATCCTGCAACAGGTACTGAATTAAATGCTAAACTACATCTAGTAAGATTACTCTTGTTTAGAGGAACTGAGTGTTGTAAATATGAAGGGAATAAAAGTAGAAGCCCAGGAGTAGCATTAATAGAAAAATAATCGTGTAGATATTTCCTAGATTCTTTTTTCATTTTAGGTCTAATTATAGAAGTATTAACTCCAAATATACTATTATGAAATCTAATAGATGGTGTTTCATCTGTTATTTCCCCAAAATAAAATACTCCTGAGATTAAACTATTAGGGTGACCATGCATTGTATGTTGTTGACCCGGGTGTTTATAACTGACCCAAGATTGGCCAAATTTATATTCTTTATAATCGTAACCTAAAACTTTATAGCTGTATTCTTTAATTGATTCTAAAATATGTTTTTTTAATTCA